CTAAAACATCTATCGCAGATAATTAACCAAATGGCACAACAAGGTAACACACTTGTTCTCATAGATAGAATTGCCACAGGAAATATATTTTCAGAGATGAATCCTGAATGGGCATTTGTTAGTGGTGGTATGAAAGTCAAAGACAGACAATCCGAGTATGATGAAATATCAGAAATGGATAACAAGGTCATTGTTGCTACATACGGTGTAGCGGCAGTAGGTATCAACATACCTCGAATATTTAATTTGATTATGTTGGAACCAGGAAAAAGTTTTGTTCGTGTCATACAGAGTATCGGTAGAGGTATTCGTAAGGCAGAGGACAAAGATTACGTAAATGTGATTGACATATCAAGCAATCTAAAGTATAGTAAAAGACATTTAACTAAACGTAAAGTGTTTTACAAAGAAAAAGAATTCAGACACACTATGACGAAAGTTGAATACAAATAAGGAAAACTATGAAAATATTAACGATAGAAAACGAGCCATTTGATCTCAATACGGTTCCTGATGAAGTTGAGGACATGCGATATTGTGTACTTGATGCATCAGACAAAGACGAGATAGACTTTTACTTCCTGCCATTGATATTTTTAGAGAGTTTCCATGCTCCTGCAATATGTTTGCAAATAGGAAATTCATCTATACAGATGCCAATGGATTGGAGTATATTAATCTGTGACGATGACTATGGTGGAGTAGAAGTTATTCCATTAACAAGTTTAAACAATAGAGGATTTAAAGCATTAGCAACCAATCCACTAAGTACTAAAATACCAGACTGTTATGATATTACTATTACAAATATCTATCAAGACGTAAAATGGTTTTTTCCTAAACTAAAGCATGGCCACATGTTGGCTGTTCCTTTAGAAAGCAAAGACAAGCCACGGTGTGCATACTTTGTAAAAGAGCAAAACAAAATTTGTAATATTGAGGTTGGAGATTTAATGTAATGGCAAAGGAGCCTAAACTACCACTTAAAACAGTACTACATGCAATTGATAAAAGAGACAAGAATTTTTATAACAACTTAACAATTGAACAACGTAAGTCTTTAGGACTGTGGATGATGTTGAGATATGCGAGTAGTGTGCAAGGTAAGAATGCACCACAGTATATCTTTATGGTCAATGAGTTGTTTAACCAAGACTTTTATTCAATTAACAAACATCCAGAATTACAATGGCTGTTATTAAGTGCATGTGGTTCAGGCAAAGTAGAATTCCATCCGTATATTAAACCACCTACACAAAAGAAAAAGAAAAACAAGTCTCAGCAATTTATAGCAGACTTATTACCACATCTAAAAGCAGATGAAATAGAAATGGTATTGAGTATGAACACAAAACAAGAATTAAAAGACTTAGCAAAAGATTATGGGTACGATGACAAAACAATCAAAGACATCTTCGGTAAGTGATCAAGTTTGTAAATGGTGCGACAAAAGTTTTCGTAGTGATAGAACTTTAGCCGCTCATATGTGTCCACGCAAAAGGCGTTGGGCAGACAAAGATATGACACATGTTAGATTAGGATACCGTGTATTCCAGATGTTCTATGAAATCAATACTGCAACCAGCAAACCAAAAAGTCAAGAAGACTTTATTCGCAGTCAATACTATGAAGGCTTTACCAAGTTTGGTAGAAGTTGTATTCGCAATGAATACTTGTCGCCTGAAACATTTGCGGAGTGGCTAATTAAGAATGGTAAGAAGTTAGCGGACTGGAGTAAGGATGCTGTATATGATGATTGGCTATTAGAGTATGTTAAAAAAGAGCCCGGTATGAAAGGGTTAGAAAGAAGTATTATACATTTTGCTAAATGGTCTGAAGAACATGAATGCGATTGGCAAGAATATTTTACTGTAGTTAGTCCTGCAAGATTTGTATATGATATTAGATCAGGCAAAGTAAGTCCTTGGGTATTGTATCTTAGTGAGACTGGCTCCGAAGTGTTAACACGATTAAGCGATGAGCAAATTAAAATGATACAACACATTATTGATTCTCAGTTTTGGCTTAAAGTGTTTACAAAGAATCCTGCAGAGGTTACTGAAATCCGCAATGCATGTGAAACAGCACAAATTTAAATAAATAGTAGCAACTAAATTAAGGATTGTAATGAAAGTAAAACTAATTAGTCACTCACAAGCACCTATGTACGAAGAGTCAGCATTAGACTTAGTGGCATATTGTGCCAGAGTAAGTAACCCAAGTAATCAAAACAATACAGAAACAAATGAAAAACTTGTGAAGTATTTGATGAAACACAAACATTGGTCACCACTTGAAATGGTTAGTGTTTGTTTGGAAGTAGAAACAACCAGAGACATAGCAAGACAACTGTTACGTCATAGGAGTTTTAGTTTCCAAGAGTTTAGTCAACGTTATGCTGACCCAACAAAGGACTTGGACTTTGAAATACGTGAAGCACGTTTACAAGATCCTAAGAACAGACAGAACAGTATTACTACTGATGATACAATACTACAAGCTCAGTGGGAAGACAGACAAAGAGATGTTATTAAAGCCGCCACAGACGCTTATAACTTCGCTGTAAGCAACGGTATTGCCAAAGAGCAGGCAAGAGCAGTACTACCAGAAGGAAACACGTTAAGCAGGCTGTACGTTAACGGTACGTTGCGTAGTTGGATTCATTATATTGAATTACGTGGTGCTAATGGCACACAACAAGAGCATATGGATATTGCTCATGCTGTAGCAGATGTTATAGCAGAGATATTTCCATTAGCAGAAGAGTTCAAAGGGAAAGAAATTTAATGCCAAATAAACTTATTGCATTTGGTTCCGAATTCTCACGTGCCCACAACGAGGATGAAACATCTTGGCCAGAGCTATTAGCAACCTCTGTGAGCAAAAATTTAGACAACAGAGTTACAGATAGCACTTCAAATGAATATATTTGGGATACCATTGCCCAAGAAGTTCGAACACACCAAATAGAAAAGTCTGATATGGTTATTGTGCAATATGGTAATATGTGGCATAAGCATTTTTACAGCATAGAGAGATCAAACGACTATAACGAATTAAGTGTTAAAGAACAAAAGAACTTTGACTTTAAGGAAGAGCTCGGCATACTTAATGATTCTAAGATGGCAGTGTTTACAAAATGGAGACCTGAACATGCTGACCAACAACATCATGTTATAGACCAAGAATTACATCAAGCATATGAAAATGCAGTTTGGGACAATCGAGATTGCTTGTGGAATTTCAACAGCACTTTTTATAATAGACATTTTCAATGTGTTAGGATGTTGCAATCAGTAGGCGTACCTGCATTGTTTATAATTGCATCAGCACATATATGTCCTTTAGATGACAACGAGCTAATGGCTGAAACAGATCACAACGGGTTGAACATTAATAGATGGATTGACGATTTCGAGCCCGAAGATCGAGATAAAATAATAACACCTACATCTATACTCACAAAACGTGGACACTATGAATTATCTATTTCCATATATGAAGCTCTTTACAGCAGTAAAGGCGGCATAGTTGATTAGTAAAACAGGTTGACAAACACACACAATTTGCTATAATATACACTAATAATTTACGAAAGGTAGGATATTCATGAATTTTAGCAAAGTCAGTGTAGGTATTAGTTTATTGTTCTTGACCGCATGTGGCGGTAGTGGGACATCTCCAGCAGTTGGGTTACAACCACTCACACCACCTACACCACCCTCAACTCCAACACCATTATACAATGCTGAACCACTTGTAGCATATGATCCAGATACATATTACAGCAATGTGTGTACTGCTGATACAACGTTAGAGCCAAGCATACAGTTTGCAATACCCACAAAGTTAAATGATGACGAGTACACAGACTTTATTGTTGTCTATTGGTGCGACTTAGCAACTAATTCAGAGAAGACTACTGCTACACCTAATATACTTGTTGCACAGGTTAGTGACGGCATTGGCGGATTTACTGTAGAGAACTATGATGTGTTTGGTGAGAGTTACCCAAGCATCAGTGGTGCAAGTAGAAAATATGCTGTAGGTGACTTTAATAACGATGGTGTAGATGATTATGCATTTGCAACCAATTGGGAAGATGGTAGAAACAATGAGTCAGTGTATGATGCTCAACCAACAGTGTTATTAAGTAATGCAAATTACACATATGACATCAGTGTGTTTGGACAACCTTGTTGGGGACATGCAGTACAATCGAGGCCAAACGATCAAGGATATGATGATGCATTGTTTGGAGGCTATTGTGGCGACCAATTTCAGGCATACAGATTAGTAAACAATGAATGGGTATCTACTACACAAGAATATCCTGTGGGAATAAATCAACCAGCAAGTCATTGGTCAACAGATTTTCAAACTGTTGGTACAGATTCGATTGTTGGTACAACTTGTATTTTCACAAGTAATGACACACCACCAGCATGTGGTATTGGTTTGTTTACAGAATACGAAGACTGGGCAATGGATGATAGTTATTTAACACCAGCAGAGTTTATTATCACAGTTACCAATTGGAATGGTGATGTTGGTCCAATGGATGTGATGTTGGTTAATGGCGAGCAGTATTTAGGTATTGCGGCCAGCCAGATGTGTGTTATGGACGACTCTTCTGTTATTGCTATGTTTGATGGATGGAAGCCTACAGTAGAAGTGTACGAAGGCGGAACGTATGATGTTGACGATATGGACGACCATAGATTCTTATTAGTGTTTGATATTGTAGATAATAAATTAGTACAACGTGAAGATGCATTTGTAAATGAAATTAATCAATACAATGCAAACTTCTTTGAATGCGGAGATATTAACAACGACGGATTAAGTGATGTGGTTATATCAGAGTTCAGTAGAGGTGAGCGACAATTTGGTGGTAAGCCAATGGTGTATTTAAACAACGGCAGTAAGTTTGTAATGTATGAAAACGCTGAAGAGCCAATGCCGGGTCACAGTGGTGTACAGGACAATGCACAAGGTTATCTACACGATATGAACAGCGATGGTTATGTTGATGTTGTTGTGTTTGGCGAAACAACTGCAACAGATGGTAATATAGAAATATACACCACTACTGATTACTTGACATTAAATGAATAGGTGTTATAATAACCATTATGAAGATTGATTTTGATGTAGACATTGATATGCCTAATCGTGATGAACTGTTAAAGTTTATCAAGCATATACCTGCAAGTATTGTTAAAGATGGTAAATTTACTAAGCACAACACTGGCGTCTACTTACAAAATATTCCATTCAAACCAATTGAAAACTTCAGCAACATAGATCACAAAACAGCAGAAGAAGATGGTTGGTTTAAACTTGATGTACTGAACAATAGTGTGTATACAGATATTAAATCTGAAGCACACTTAAATCAACTACTCAGCAAAGAACCTATGTGGGAATTATTGCTACATAGCGATATAGTAGAGCAACTATTCCATATTAATAACTATGCAAAATTAGTAGCAGAATATAAGCCGCAATCAGTAGAGCAATTAGCAATGATACTTGCAATTATTAGACCAGGTAAGAAACATTTGGTTGGTAAGAGTTGGGCAGAGATTGAATCGGATGTATGGTTGAGACCAACTGATGATACATACTTCTTTAAGAAGAGTCATGCTATTGCTTATGCATTAACTATTGCGGTACAGTTGAATTTGATTGTTGAGACTGCTAAGTCTTCTTGATAAGTTGAATTGTTCTTCGTTTAATTCTTTTCTTTAGTAAATTTTGCAAACTGGTCACAGGACCAAATAATATTTCCACGTCCTTCATTACAAATGTTCTTAGATAAGGCATGAATGCTTTCATTTCGTAATGTAAGAATACATCAATTGGTAATTGTCTATTACTTTCCCACCACCATATTTCGCCAAGTTCTAAAAAATTTCTCTTTATTTCTGGTGTTGGAATCTGCTCTACATCGTAAAATGTGAGGATTTGACCATCTTGATTAACTACTATGCCGACATATTCTCTGCCACCGTACGTTATACCAGTTAGGAACTCAAAGTTGGAGTATTCATTTGCTTCTACCATCTAAGATATTTATCACTCGACTGATAAATACATGTATGAGTAACGGCGACAATAGACTTTATTTGTACGAAAATGTAGTAGATCTTGTCATAATGGCAGGAGATTTATATGTGGATAACAGACCAATGAACAATAGAAACTTAAAAGCCCACAAGGGCGTAACTAATGATATTTATTTCCAGATAAGAAATAGAGATAGAAAATTACAAAATGTATTTTCTGAAACACTGAGAGCATACTTAGTAAATCCTTCTACCAAGAAGAGATTGATTACACGAATCCTCGAAGACACCAGTGAAGTTGGAAAGGTTAAGTTGGTCCTTAGTGAAGGAGATCTTGCTCAAATAGATCCAGGTTTATATCAAGTATTCATCACACGTTCAGTTGATGAGTTAACTGACAGACCTGTGTACACAGACCAAAATAATTCTTTACGTTTTGACATTGAAGTCACAGACCAAGTTGGTGTACAACCTGTGCCTACTCAGGAAGATAAAACATTTTTCCAAACGCAGAATACATCTACTGGTGATGCATCAAATGTTTTTGTATCAAGTGCTATGTATGGTAACTTAGACAGAAACTTTACCAATGCACAACACACAGTGGCAATATATCCTCAGCAGTACACTGGTCAAGTTCAATTACAAGCAAGTAGTTTAACTGCTACACCTTCAACAGAAGATGATAGTTTTGATTGGTACACAGTTAAAACAATAGACATCAGTGACAAGTATTTGGTAAAGGGCAATGTTATTGTTACTGACAGCAACATACAAACCAGCACAGGCAGAGTTACTTCGTTAGGATTAACATCTATGACCATTGTTGACTATGAAAAGATTGACACAGACAATAGAACAGAAACGATATCTTTTGTAGGTGCAACCACATTATTAGACGTTGCAAATTTAATAAACAACGGTGCTAACACAAATGCAAATGTTGTAGCAAGTGTTATAAGCACTGAGTCCGAAATAGCAAACACCAAAACATATCAATTGCAACTTGCAGGAATGCATTTTGGTATTTCCGGCGACAGTGTAACCAAGTTAGGGTTAGGCGCAGACACATATAAAAAGCCTGATGCAAACGTGGTCACAGAAACTTTCCAAACTAACTGCAACTGGGTAAGATTAGTATCTAAGCCTACTTCAGGAACCTTAGAAAAAATACAACTGAGAAACTAATTATACTTGACACTTGTAAAAGGATAGTGTATAATATATAGATGTTAGAAACAGTTGTTGGCTCAGTACATAGTTTATTACTCGACCATTTACCGTTAAAAACTACAAAGACTCCAAGTGGTTGGATTACCATGGATTGTCCTATGTGTAGTGATAAACGTAAACGTGGTGGTTTAAACACCAACGGTTCTAAGATAAGTTTCCATTGTTTTAATTGCAACTTTACTACAGGCTGGAGTCCGAGTCCTTACTTAGGTAAAAAGTATAAAGAACTTGCAGAAAAATTAGGTGCTGATAGAAAAGCAATACATGATACTCAAATTGAACTAATGAAGTTCAGTGATGACTTCGAGGATGTAGATCTAAATAATTATGTTTACAATATTGCAAAATTTGAAGAGTATGAGTTACCGGAAGGCACTGAACTAATAGAAAATTTAAGTGATGTAAACGAACTAAAACAATATGCAATCAGTAGAGGTATTTTAGATTTATATCCGTTAATGCATTTCAAAGACTTTGCAAACAGAAAAAGAGTAATGATACCTTTCTTGTACGATAATAAATTAGTGGGCTGGACAGGAAGGCACGTAGCACCACCTAATAAAGAAACTCCAAAGTATCTACAAAAATTACAACCAGGGTATGTGTTTAATATAGACAAATTTGTAGACACAGACAGAGACATAGTGATTATCACAGAGGGTGTAATTGATGCAATATTAGTAGATGGTGTTAGCATTATGGGTAACACTATTACACCAGAGCAGGCACATCTTATAGATAAATTAGGACTTAGGGTAATAGTATGCCCTGATAGAGACAAAGCAGGCATAGAATTAATTGATCAAGCATTAGCACTCGGTTGGGAAGTAAGTTTCCCGCAATGGCATGTAGATTGTAAAGACGCCGCTGACGCAGTTAGTAAATATGGTCGTCTTGCCACAGTATACAGCATCATGCACAGTGCAACAGGAAACAAAATAAAAGCTCAGGTAAAAGCCAAACTTATAAATACAGACACAGGAAAAATATAATGGACCCACAAATAAAATTTTATGTTCATGGTTCGAGCGCCACATCAGGCAATCAGGACTTTGCAACAATCAGAGATAAGCACACAAACGAAAAAAGAAAACTATGTCCGTATGCCTGGCCACAATTGATTAAAATTGGCAAAACAAAAAATGGCAGAATTAGGAACATGAGTATTCCTGGTTGTAGTATACAACAAGTGTTCAGAGATGTGTTAAACTTCTTAGTAAACTCACCAGAGTATCAACATGAAGAAAGACTAAGTTGGTATTTTTTAATTGAATTACCAGATCCACATGTTATCGAACTACACGAAGAAACGTATGGTATTGTGATTTTTGTACAACCTGATAACAGTATTATACTATGCAAAGATGGTGAGGTTATTTCTATCAAGGACTTATCAAAAGATGTCCAAAAACTTATTACTGATAAAGTAAAAAACATAGACGTATTAAGAGAAACTCTCTATACTCCAAGTACTGTATATCAGGAGTTCTTAAAAAATATTATTTTGCTTGAACACACATTGAGATATAGATCAGGCTACTTAGATAATTTTTGTTTCTTGTCAGCATCAAAGACTGCTACATTAACAGGCGATCCGTTGTTGCGTGGGCTCGATGATGCAAATAAGATTGTTGGCAGAGAATCTTGCCATAATAAAACTTTTGAAGGGTTAATTAAAACACGTTATCACATTGTAGAGATTTTAGACTACATTACTAAAACTGATTTAGGTATGAGTTATACAGCAGAAGCACAGCAATTATTTGCTGATGAGATCGAAAAAAACATTATACTGAGACGTAATTGGGTAAATTTAATTAATGAACGAGCAGAGGCACCAGTAGAATGACAGACATTAAACAATATACAGATGATGTACAAGAACTTTTTATTAAGTTTTTATTAAGCGATGGAGATTTGTTTGCAAGATGTCAAAACATTGTACACCCTGATCACTTTAATTTAAAGTATAAAGCGGCAGTAGAATTAATGATTAGTCATGCAACTAATCATAATGCTGTTCCTACATTAGAACAAGTTAATGCTATTAGTCCAGTTAAGTTTGAACTGATCGAAAATGTAACACCAGATCATCATAATTGGTTTATGGATGAGTTTGAAACTTTTTGTAGGCATAAAGCACTTGAAAAAGCAATCATCGAAAGTACTGATTTGCTTGAAGCAAAAGATTATGGCACAGTAGAACAAAAGATCAAAGATGCTGTACAGACAGGCTTAGTAAAAGATTTAGGTTTAGATTACTTTGATAACCCAAAAGAGCGATTAGAATGGATAAAAGCACAGGCAGGCGCCGTAAGCACAGGCTGGAAAGGAATAGATCAGAAACTTTACGGTGGACTGAACAGAGGCGAAATAACAATTTTCGCAGGAGGCTCAGGAGCAGGTAAAAGTTTATTCTTACAAAACTTTGGTGTAAACTGGAGTTTAGCAGGACTTAATGTTGTTTACATCAGTTTAGAACTCAGTGAACAACTTATTAGTATGAGGCTCGATGGTATGGTTAGCGGGTACGCCGCTAAAGAAATCATGCGTAACATGGATGATGTGCATTTAAAAGTAGTTATGAAAGGTAAAGGCGCAGGTAAGTTTAGAGTAAAACAAATGCCAAGTGGTGTTAATTGTAATGATATAAGAGCGTTTTTACGAGAGTATGAAATACAATCAGGTGTAAAGGTAGATGCATTGTTAGTTGATTACTTGGACTTAATGATGCCTATTAGTGCAAAGATATCTGCAGAAAACTTGTTTGTTAAAGACAAATACATATCAGAAGAATTACGTAACCTTGCAATGGAACGTAATATGTTGTTAGTAACTGCTTCTCAGTTAGGCAGAAGTGCTGTAGAAGAAATAGAATTTGACCACAGTCACATTGCAGGTGGTATCAGTAAGATCAACACAGCAGATAATGTTGTTGGTATCTTTACAAGTAATGCTATGCGTGAACGTGGTAGATATCAAATACAGTTTATGAAAACACGTTCAAGTAGTGGTGTAGGAAGTAAAGTAGATTTAAAATTTGACCCAGATACATTGCGTATTGAAGATCTCAGCGAAGATGACGAAGATGCAATGACAGTAACAACAAACAGTTTAATGGATTCACTGAAACGTTCAAGCAGTATAAAAGCAGAAACAGATGATGCACAAGGCACAGTGTCTGATAGTTTGCAGTTGATGGACTTCTTAAAGAACAAAAAGTGATAAATACTCGTAGTACTATATAATAAGGGAATTGATATGCGTAGGTCACGTAGCATTTTAGAGGAACTCAACAGCATTTCTGTAGACAGGAATAAAGATTTTGTGGTTGAGAATAGAGGCGAGCATGTTATTAACAGTGCAATCAATCTTATTGAGCAGATAGAAAAAAACTACGATGAAAAAATTGCTAAAGATCTAACAAATAGATTAATTAACAGCATACGTGGTAAAGATGCTAATAAGTTCTCCCGAGGTATAAAGAAAGTGATTAAAGAATCACAAGGGAAAACTGATGGCCAAAACAAAGAAACCTAAAACACAACAGACTCTACGTAGACAAGCCTGGGATACCTT